ATGAGGGAATGTGTGACGGAGAGAAACAAGAAGTATTAGATGCGATTAACGAATTAAGAAAAATTTTAAATTATATCGAAAATGAAAACAATTAAGAAAGGACAGAAGTACTTGTGTACTAAAGATTATATAATGGAAGAGGGAAGTATAGCCTACAAAGCAGGTGAAGTATATAAATCTTCTGGTGAAAATACACTACCATCTTTATTTGATAATACACATACAATGTTTAGGGATGAAGATTTTAACGAGCACTTTAAAAGAATAAAATACGAGAAGGTAAAGAAAAGATTCGAATCTCATATTCAAAACATCCCTGTTATTTTTGAAACAGTAAAGGTAGATTCAGTAGTAGAGTCGGTTATTAAAAAATTTAAGGACAGATCAAATGTTGGTATTAAAAAGTACAGTACTACATTGGATAGAACCGATTTAAAACCGATAGACTGGATTACCCATGCGCAAGAAGAAGCAATGGATTTTTGTTTGTATTTGGAACGATTAAGAAAGGAAGTATAATGGTAGAACTCTTATCACACTACGGGGACGATATAATGATCGCAAATGTTGCTAGAGTAAGTTACGGAAAGGACTCATCTAAATATACAGAGGAACAGAACGGAAAGTTAATTAATTATCTAGTCAGCCATAAGCATACAAGCCCATTCAGACATCCTCAGCTACAGTTTAGGATCAAGTGTCCTATTTATGTAGAGCGTCAATTACATAAGCATCAGGTTGGCATTTCTGTGAATAGCATTTCAGGAAGATACGTCGACTTTTCTGATTCATATTATGAGATACCTAAAGGCGAATGGAGAAAGCAATCTACATCTAGTAAGCAAGGTAGTGAAGGTTTAGTTGATGACCAGTATCATTGTCATTACATTCAAGAAAGTGTAATAGAACACTGTAAACTTGCTTACGAAACACTTTTAAGTTTTGGTGTATCAAAAGAGCAGGCTAGATCAGTACTGCCATTATCTTTAGAGACTGAGTTTATATGGACCGGTAGTTTACTAGCGTTCTTTCATTTATGCAACCTTAGGTTAAAAGATGACACGCAAAAAGAAACGCGAGATATTGCGAGAAATATGTTAGATCTCGTAAAAAATATTGAAGGAAACCCATTTGAAAGTACAATTAAAGCTTTTAAATTATGGGAATAACAATGTGCAAGCCCAAGCAATGTGATTTATGGAATACATGCTATAGATACCTAAGAGAGCCTCATTCTATGATGCAATCTTATTTTGTTGAAGAACCTTATGATAAAAAAAATAAAACATGTGAATATTATTATGAAACAAAGCCCACTACAAAGAATACAACGAGTGATGAACTATTACTACAAGATGGGTCACAACTCAGAGAGAGTAAATAAAATCTATAAAAAAATCTTAAATCAAAAGTATGGCAAAGAACAAGTATCCTAGTGAAATGGAGGTCATGGTTAATGACCTTGTCACTAATGGAATGTCAGTTACAAAAGCTGTCAAGAGGGCATGCGCATCATTCGGCATTGAGTTTACTGATGGAGTTAGAAGGACATTTCATGACATAGTTAACAGGTCAGAAACAAATCAGTACAAGAACGAGGTTCAACTATCAGCAATGAAACCTGACGGAACCATAATGAATATCGAGGAGTACTGCGTGTACTACGGTATACCATTCGAACAGGCAAGAACGTATAAGCTAGTTACCCATACAGGAACTCCTTACTATAACATTGCTAGTAACATTTTAAAGAATGACGACATAAGCAAGTTCTTTGACGATCTTCTTAAGGACTTATCGGAACTTCCTAATAAGCCATCTACTATAATAAGACAACGTCCAATAGATAACGAGACGTACCTATTAGTTGTTGATCCTGCTGACTGTCATATAGGTAAGTTATCTATGAGCTTTGAGACTGGTGAGGACTACAACAATCAGATCGCTGTCAAGAGAGTTAAGGAGGGTGTAGATGGAATTATTGAGAAGACTAAGGGATTCAATATAGATAAGGTATTGTTTATTGGAGGTAACGACATTCTTCACATTGACACTCCAAAAAGAACTACTACGTCTGGAACTCCTCAGGATACAGACGGTATGTGGTACAGTAACTTCTTAATAGCTAAGGAACTTTATATTGACGTACTGTCTAGATTAATTCAAGTAGCCGACGTGCACTTTGTTTTTAATCCATCAAATCACGACTTTACTCACGGGTTCTTTTTAGCTAATGTTATCGAGACTTACTTTAAGGACTGCAAGAACATTACGTTTGACTGCGACATTAAGCACAGAAAGTACTTCAGGTACTACGACAACTTAATAGGAACAAGTCACGGTGATGGAGCCAAGACTCAGGACCTGCCGCTACTTATGGCACAAGAAAGTCCAGAGTGGAGTAGTACTAAGCACAGGTACATTTATACCCATCACGTCCATCATAAGACATCAAAGGACTTTATAGGTGTTACAGTTGAGAGTATGAGAAGTCCTAGTAGTGCAGATGGATGGCATAGCCGTAACGGGTACCAGCACGCACCTAAGGCTATTGAAGGATTCTTACATTCTAAAACTCACGGGCAGATCGCTCGGATAGTCCACGTATTTAATATAGCCTTAATGCTTGGATTATTTCTATGATAGGCATATATAAAATAACATCTCCGTCCGGTAAAGTATATATCGGACAGAGTGTTAATATAGAGAAAAGATTCAATAGCTACCTGAGAATGTATGTAAAAAACACAAAACAAATAAAACTTCATAGATCATTTATGAAGTACGGAGTTGATAAACATAAATTCGAAGTAGTAAAAGAATGTTTAGAATCAGAACTAAATCATTACGAAAGGTATTATCAAGAGTTTTTTCAGTGCTTAAATAAAGGGTTGAATTGTAGATTAACAAAAACTAGCGATAAAAGTGGTAAGGTATCTGAAGAAACATTAGTAAAAATGTCTAATGCCGCTAAAGGAAATAAACACTGGCTTGGAAAAACTCATACTCAAGAGACTAAAGATAAAATATCAAGAGCTAATAAAGGAAGGGTATTTAGCGAAGAAGTTTACAAGAGTCGCGGGAGAAAAGGAAGGGTTAGTAATAGAAGAGGATTCTTCTCAGAAAATAATCCTAAAAGCATTAAAGTATCACAGTGCGACAGAGAAGATAACGTAGTAAGGGAATGGAATTGTTTGATGGATATAAAAAGAGAACTTAAATATAACATAGGAAATATAAGTAGCTGTATGAGAGGAAAATTAAAAACATATAAGAACTTTAAATGGTATTATAAAAATCCGGAAATATTTCTAAAATGAGAGCTAAACTAAACAAAAAGTTAAGAAAAAGATTTTTAGTAGACTACCTTATAGATAGGGTAGTTCTACTAGATCTTAACACATTCAATGTACACTATGCAACGTGTACAAGGGACGCACTTTACCTTATGTTAATTCAAACTAACGATAAGGATTCACTAAAAAAAATAATCAAAAAAAAGAACTGGACAGCCAGTCATTTAAGAAGAAATGGAAAACAGATATAGAACATTAGAAACTAAAGTAGAAGAGTGGGCAGAAGAAAAAGGTATATTATCTAAGGGTACGCCAACTGGTCAAGCATTAAAAACATTAGAGGAATGTAACGAGTTAATGGACGCAATTGACAAAGAGGATCGAGACGAAACGATTGATGCATTGGGCGATGTACTTGTCACACTCATCATTCAAGCAAAAATGCAAAAAATTGATTTACTTGATTGCTTACAGTCGGCATACAATGTTATCAGCAAAAGAACTGGAGTCGTGAAGGACGGAATGTTTGTAAAAGATAAAGCCACTAATTAGTGGCTTTTCTGTTTTTATACTTCTCGTTATAAATATATATTGCTTTCTTGTTAACCTTTCTTCTAGAAGCTCTCATCACTTCTTCAAGCTCTTTAATCTCGTCTTCTTCAAGATTGGCTCCGTATCTTTGGTTAAGCTTCATAGCTTGAACTTCAGGAACATCTTCAAATATAATATCTAATACAGACTTGTCTACGTTCATGTTATGGATATATGCATTATATTTTTTAGCATACTTAACTTGATCTATAGGATCAAAATTCTTTTTGATTACCCCTACAAATTCTTCTTCAGTTAAGCTTCCTCCATCCTTATAAGCGTTTTTAATTTCATTATAAACTTTCTGTTCTTTCTTCCAAATATCAGTCTCAGTAACAGATTCTTTATATTCCATTTCGTCTTGTTTTTTATATCTGATAATGTTTTTATCAGTATATCTAACTAACTTCTTACCAAAAGCTTTTCCTACATTAGACATAGCC